TCTACGTTTTTGTTGTTCTTTTATGCGTTCATTTTCATCTTTAATATGTTGATGTAACATACCAACATATATTTCCCTTTCCCACGGCATCATCTCATCTAATTCACTCAAACTATAATTGTGATGTTGCATCATACCAAAATTAAGTTTGTAGTAAGACTCCAAACTATCATGTGAAAGGGTTATACTAAAAAATTCTGCATACCCTCAATCATAACTTCACCCTCTTTTTTAGTTTTGGGGTTAGTAACCATAATTCTTTTTCTTAGTTTGGGCATGGTATCAAAGAAGTTCTGAACCCTTTGAAATTGGTCAGTGTTCATGGATTCGATAAACTCATCCACTTCCTTTTTACTCATGTCCTCATATACTTCATTCTCATCAAATATACATTCTAAACAATCACGAATTACACCGAAAGTCAAGTCAACAGTTTTGGTTTTGCCACCAGTATATTTACTGATATCTACCATTGAAGGATATTTGAACTTCATACCAATCTTATCAGTAATCATTACCTCTGGAGAATGGTCATCATTTCTTTCAATCTCAACTTCAGATAATTTAAGTTTTACTGGTACTTTTGTTTCACCGTCATCTGGACAAGTAACTTCTAACTCAACCTCATCACCAACTGACTTAGAACGAAGTTGTAAGAACATATATTCAATGTCAAATGTTGGGAGTTTTTCTGGTGTCTTAATTACGTTGTCGGTACAGTTTTTAACAATGTCACACATGGCCTGTGCCATATCTTTTTCGTTACCTGTTTCCTGTGCAATCATCAAGACCTTTTGTTCTTTAACCAAGAACGGACGGTATTTAATTTTTTCCCCTGTAGAGGGTACTTCCATCTCATACGATGGGGCGTTTAACTGTGGTAATGCCATACTTATATTCTCCTAATGCATTATGTTAATCATACAGAAAGTCTCTTCCAATTTCTATATTGGAACGATACTCCTAATTTATTTATTGTGTTTGGTGAAGCGTGTGATAGAGCAATAACTTCTATTGCTTTTGGATACACCTCAAATAACTCAACACCATACATTCTTCTTTCATCTTTATCTCTGTCAAGTAGGAATACTTTCAATCCACCTGTGTATTCTTTATAATAAGATAAATCATATGTTTCTGGATTGATGACTGTATTCTGCCACTCTTCCATAAGAATTCTTTCACTCATATCATTACTTAAATAGAATGATGCTGAAACCTCTCCAAATGTGTTACCTTGAACTACTTCAATAGGTGGGCCATATATATTGAAATCACCGACAGTACGAAGGTTTCTGCCAGGAATAGATATACTTTCACATCGAATATTTAATTCTCTAGTGGATTGGTCTGATTTGTTTGGAATTGTGATTTCAACCTCATATCGGTTTGCATAGGTAAATCCATTATTTGCTAAACCATCTAAAGTTTTTCTACTTGGGAACATTGCCATTAAATCATCTTCCTTGAATCTGCCCACACTTCACTGGTGGACGCTTTCTTAAATCTTTGTACTGGTAACATGATTGCAGTGAGATTATCTTCTTCATCAATCTTACGAAACATAGAACGTGTATACCCAAACAAATATCTTTTGATACATGGTTTGGTTAGTCTATTATTCTCAATCGCACTGATACTTAAATTGTCACCCCCTGCTGCATCAAGAAGTCTTGCTCTTAACGCATATGGTAGGTAGTGAAAGTTAAGACCAAGGAAACCACCTTCCATACTCTTCAATGGAAGTACGAGAGGAAACGTATCATAGTACGGTAATTTGTTTCTACCCTTTGGAGAATACACAAACATATTCAAAGATTTTCCAGTTGGTGTTTTACTTAATTTACCAGTACGCAATAGTTCAGGCACACTAGGTGTACCTAATTCTTTAATACGATTACGATACCATTTGAACGGTTCATTACCTGTTTTTATCTGGTTCGATATCTGGTCGAAATAATTTAACTCTGCCATACTTCTATTTATATCATCAATTCAACTTCAGTTAAGATGATAAACTCCATATTTCTGTCCTTACACCACTCTTTTGCATTCATCCACTTTGCTTCATTGACTGCAAAGGTACGCACCTCATTGATGTATTTCTTGGTTTTTCTTTTGGGGGTTCTTGGTGGACTACATTGTATCTTGGGTTTAACTTCAACAACCCACTTCTTTGGGCCTGTATTAGTTTTGACCTTGACATAGAAATCTGGGAAGTATCGGTGTATTTTACCGTCAATGGGTGAACGGTAGGGTATGAAGAACTCTTCAGAACCCCATTCAACTATCTTATCATTCATATCACAATACACCATGAACTTACGTTCCCAGAGACTACGATAAATAATATTAGAGGGGTCACCCTTATATTTTTTTGGATTAGATGGACTATATCTTCCACGGTATGCCATTACATTACACCTAAATAAATAATATACAAGGATATTTATAACGATGGGAACTAATTCAACCTACAGCCGAATGCAAGGAACACCGTTCCTCAATAGCAGTTTGTCTTACCCAGAGGGTTTGGGTGGGAAAGAACAAGGACATTACGTTCAGTTCTTTATCAATGAACAGGAAAACGCAAACATCAACTATGGTGGTGGTGGAGCGCCTGCGTCTGGAGCAACCCCTGCTGGTGGTGGAGTGTCCACATTATCTGTACCAAGAGCACCAACCAGAAGACTTGCAGCTTCAATTTCATTATATATGCCCGCAACTGTAGGATTACAACAAGAATCAAAATATGGTGAGGCAGAAATTGGAGCATCCGTTGCAACTGCAATTGCATCATATAAAGGGTATAATGAAGGACAAGGATTTTTAAATACAATTGGTACTACAAGTGGTGCATTGGGTGATGCAATCAGTGAAACTGGTGCAAATGCATTAAAGTCAGCACTTGAGGCTGGTGCTGCTGGAGCAAAGGCGTCACAAGAAATTGCAAATGGTAAGGTATTTAACAATCGTATGGAAGTTGTGTTTGAAGGTATTAGTAGAAGAGAATTTTCTTTTACATTTAAAATGATGCCCAAATCACAAAATGAAGCGTTGATGGTTAGACAAATTGTTAATCAGTTTAGATTTTATATGGCACCAAGTTTTGATGGAGCTCCAAGCACATCAAGAACCTTCATAGTACCAGCAACATTCGATATTGAATATCATTATAGTGGTGGTGTAAACAGTTTCTTAAACAAAATTTCAACATCAGTTTTAAAGACTTGCAACGTAACGTATGGTGGAGAACGAGTACAGTTCTTTAAACCAATACAAGGTGACGGTGCCTCTCCTGTGGAAACTCAAATTGAGTTAAACTTTCAAGAACTGGAAGTTATCACAAGAGAAAAAATCAACGAAGGATTCTAAATGTCTTATTTTTCTATGTTTCCAAATATATCATATGACGCAAAGGGCGATGGTAAACTTAATCAGTATAAGGATATCTTTCGTAGGGTGAAACTTACTGCACAGACACAGATAGTAGAGTTTGATTACTATGATGTACAGGACGGTGAAGCACCAGAGATTATCGCACACAAGTATTATAAAGATGTTGGATTACACTGGACGATACTGATAGTCAATGATATCGTTGATTACTATCATGATTGGCCTATGTCACAACAGACATTTGAACAATATGTTAAAGAACGATATGATAATCCAGATGCAATACATCATTACGAGGTCACTCAAACATCTGGTGACACAACTGAAGTAATTGATGTTGGTATGAATACTATAGACTATGCATCTGCAACTGCTGTGTCTAACTATCAATATGAACAGAAGTTACAAGAACAAAAATCACAGATACGATTGATACAACCTAGATATATTGAAGATTTCGTAAAAGAGTTTGAGACAAAAATTAAAGAAGGTGCATAATGGCAAAGTCTGACTTGCAATTTGCGGGCGAGTTTCTAGTTGAAGAATGCAAACTTTTGACTACCAAAGGAACAGAACTCGACATCAGTGGTGTAATTGAATCTATTAACATCTACGAGGATATATTCTCCATGACAGTTAGTGGAGATATACTATTCAAGGACACAAACAATCTGGTATTGAACGCACCAATTATTGGTGAAGAAAAACTAACGCTCAAACTTCAAACACCACAAACATCTCCTAAGACACACAATGAAGAACAGACTATCATTGATTACGTTGTCACACCATTACAGGTATATAAGATTAACACCGTTCAAGGTGTTGGTGAAACTTCATTAATGGTTTCACTTAACTTCACCACACAGGAAGCATTTCGGAATCAGATTTCTAGAATATCACAATCATACAAAGGTGAACCATCTGAGATTGTAGAAAAGATTATACGAGATAAAAACTATCTAGATTCTACAAGAAAATTATTTGTTGAACCAGCTGCAAACTTAGTCAAAATGGTTGTACCGAACAAAAAACCATTCAACACAATTCAACACTTATGTGAGGTTTCAAATTCAAAACAGAATAAAGATGCACCATCATATGTGTTTTACGAAACAATCAAAGGATTTCATTTCAGAACTATTGATGGGTTATGTACACAAGAGCCTGCAATGGTATACAAAGAAAACATACCAAATTCTTTGGATGAAAAAAAGGTAATAAATCCTGTAAAAAATTTAGAAACTATCAATTCTTTTAATGTTTCACCGACCAAAGATACTATATATAATATGAGTAAAGGATTCTACTCTTCCAAATTAAGGGTGCATGATTTGTACAATAAAACAGTCAAAGACTTTGACTATAGTTACTTGGACGAATTCGACAAAGACACTCACACAGATGGAGACTCACCCATCATTTCAAAGTCATCAGATGCTAGAACACAAAAGAAGTTGACGGATTACCCAGATACAAAACTTTTTGTTTCTACAACAAGTGCAACCAAACACTTTCAAGAGGGCGATGAGTACCCTTATCAAAGTGATAATCTAGATAAAACATTGCAGAGAAGAATGTCCAGACTGAGACAACTCAACAGAGGTATCAAATTACAACTAGAGGTGCCTGGACAAACATTCATTGAAGCAGGAAATATTGTTCAACTAGAAATTGGTTCATCATCTGCAAATACAGGTGACAAATTGGATAAACAGTTATCTGGTAAACATTTAATTACTACAATCAGACACGAATTCACTATTGGTTCAGACCCTAGACATAGAATTTACATGGAAACTGTAAAGGATAGTTTAGAGGAGGACTTTCCATCTGCGGGCCCACAATACTCTAACACTGGGTCTGCTGAAAAAATAATCGTATAAGGAGGCATCAATAACAACTCAAGAAATCTTTGTCATGATAGTTAAATCACATAGAGAAGGAATTCACATGAAAGCGAAACAAAAACAAAAGTTAAAGAAGTTCACTAATTTGCAGAGACAG